ACTCTAACATTGTCACTCAAGAACGAGTAGATCAATTATTTGAAGTTTTAGAAATCAAACCACAATGTTTTACTTCTGAGGAAATTCCAAAATTTTTAACTTTACTTCCCGTACACGATAAAACTGATATTCTAGCTCCTAGCTATAAAATAGATCCTTCGATTTTATCGGGTTCTATTTCTTTTTCCTCAATTAAGAAATCAGCTTTCCATAGTAGATTGCCTGCACCTTATAATGCAGTAGCTACTATCCCAGCCAAACTTCGACCCTTCATTTATGACGGAGTTGAAATTGACCCTTGGAAAGTTTCTTTATTAAATTATGCTAGAGAACCTCAACCTATACCTTACGCCTTTTTAGAAGGTGCACGAGATTCTTATTATGATCTTATATACCAAAATGATTCTACTCCTCTATTGGGAAAGAGAATTATTCCTTTAGAAGAAGCATTGCATGCTTTTGAAAATGTGAGTTCTATTTCTCCGTCTACTAGTGCTGGTCTCCCCTATAAATTTAAAGGAGAAACAGATTGGAAGAAAGAGTATTATACTGCTTGTCAAAATTTAGATGACGTTTCTAAAGACATAGCATTTAGAACCTTAGAGGAAGATATTAATAATACCATAGAAATGTATAGAAATAAAATTAGACCCTGGTCAGCATATATAGATTGTTTAAAAGACGAGAAAAGAGAACGCGCCAAAGCCCTTAAAGGCTCTACTCGTATGTTTTCAGCTTGTTCTTTTAACAAAATATTGTTGATTGGTCGAATGTATTTCGGTTCTTTTATGTCGATGTTTACCAGACTTAATATTAAATTAGGTCATGGTATCGGATTAAACCCTTATAGCAAAGACTGGGACGTTATGTCTCGTGAATTGATGCGATTTGTCGATAGACAAGGTTTACCAAAATTCGGCGCCGGAGATTATAGTAAATTTGACGGGAGTGAAACACAGGCTATTTTATGGCTCGTTTATGATATCATTGCAAGATGGTATGGTTCTTCTGATCAAGAAGCTAATGTGATACGCCAGTTTATATGGAGTGAAGTTGTTAATTCAATACACCTCAATGCTGGGAATATATTTGAATGGGATTCCTCTTTACCAAGTGGGTGTTGGCTTACCGCCTTAATTAATTCAATTTATAACCATA